TTGTCTTCACCAAACGCGTCTTTAAGCGTTCTAATGTCTCCGTAGAATGTTATTTGGTAGCTTTCAGGTTGTCCGTCTTTTAGGTTCGCTTTTTCTAAACTTATTTTACCTCTTCTAAATGGTGCTAAATCTATTTCAATATATGCTTTACGCTTTATGTTATGGTCTATAGTTGCGTTTACGTCGCTTTGGTAAAAGTGTTGAAAGACCGCGTTGTTAATAGTTGAAGCAGGAACGCTAAACGATTGCGAAAAGTCAGTAAATACTTTGCTTATGTCCGCAATATTTTGAACACTTGAATTTACTACTATTTGTTCATCGTTGAATAGTTCTATTTGTTGGTAGTCTCCACTATCCTGTATTGGTTCAATATAAATTTGTATCCGTCTTTTCATTACACTACACTATTTATAACATCGTAAGCAAATTCAAATTCTATTTGGTAGTTAATCATTTTAGTATTTACTTGCTTGAATAACTCGGTAGACTTCGTGTTTATCTTCGCAGGGTAATTGTTAATTATGATTCTTTCGCTTAACATTAGTTGTTTAAGTAGTTCGTTGTAGTCTTCATTTACCCAGTCAGTATTTACTTTAATAGACTTCTTTCCATTAGTGTTAAACATTTTGCGTTGCCCTTCTAACGTGTTGTAGTTAGCAAAAGAACTTTGCATTGTGTTATATTCCGTGTTTTCGACGTTGAACGTGTCATTACTTGCAGCGTAAAACCAAGTTCTTTGCCAACATCCGTATTTATTTACGAAGTCACAAACTACAGGTTCATATTTGCAATTCAAGTAAGGCTTAAAATAAGCAGTCCACAAAACAGCATTCGAAGTGTCTAATATTTCTAATTTGTTTCCTGTAGCATAGTAGTTAGGGTAAACGCGCATAACATCAGTCAACTGGTTGTTAGTTAAGTTTTGTGTGAAAGTAGCACCACTAACTAAATTCGTGTACTTCGCTTTGTAGGAAGTCGCAGACTGCACCATTATAAAACCACCTCTAAAATTATTTACGGAACTTGGGTTGTTATTAGTATCGTAAGCATAATAGAAAGTTCCTTCATCGTGTAATATGTCATAACTTAAAGTAGGATTGTAACCTTGTTCGTAATAACCAAACCCATCAAAAGCTTTATACGTGTCAGTACCTAACAAAGTGTAAACACCTGCGTCTAATTTATAGCGCTTAACTTGTACGTTGCACCATTGCGTAGTTTGCGATGCTGAAAACGTGTTATAAGGCGTTTGCCTTGTGTTCCAAGTTATGTATTCACGAACATATGGACTTATGTTATAATACGTGTTTAAGTTGTTTGTAGCAGGAATTAATTTACTTAAAGTATATTGTGGTGAAGCAGGCGCTGAACCTGTACCATTCCAAATGAATAATTCTATTTTACTACCTTCTTGTCCTGATTCGTTTATAGTCACTATGTAAGGTGAACGTACAAATATTCCCATTTCTTATTGTTTAAAGTTTTCGTTTAATATATCGTCAAATAATTGTTCTGCTTCTAATCCGTATTTTTCTACGAGTCCATTTGGTAACTGCTTAAAAGCTTGTTCAAATGGTTTAGTAAAAAATAGACTTGGTTTTAATCCACGTGAATAGATGTTACGCGCTATGACATAGGCTAAAGATTTATAGTTGCCTTTTGCATACTGTCCTTTCTCATTTCTAAATCTTATGTTTCGTCTTTTTGCCCACTTTTCAATACTGCTAACAAACATTGACCACGTACCGCGCTTAGTACCACTGCCAAATTTAAACCTGCTGTTAGGCGCTTGTTGACCTTTTATTCTTGCGTTAGGACTTACGTTACTTGGGTTAGCACCTTTAACACCTTGGTCTTGATACCAACCGTACTCTTCCATTTCAAAAGTTATCTGAATAGAGTTAGCGCTTTCCTTTACATAACCACGAATAGAATCTTTTAACGTACCCATTGATTTAGGCGCGTTTCTTTTAGCCTCGTTTATTACGTGGTCTCTAAATTCATTCAAGAAGTCCTGAACGCTTTTTAACATATTGTCATATCATTAGGAAACAAAACGTCAAATGTCATAGTCCAACCAGCTAACTTGTTATCAAATCTATCAATGAAAGGTTCACAAGTAGGAGTTCCGCTTACTTGGTAGCCATCTGTGTACAATTCTCCTCTTCTTATCATTTCGTATAGTCTGTTAAGGATAGCTAACTGCGTATTTAGTACGTCTAATTCATTATCGTTGCCATCAAATAAGTCTGTTGTTTCGTCTTTTGATATGTCTACAATATCCATAGCTAAAACACTAACATTAGCCTGCTGAACATTATTTACAAACTGCACGTTATTTACAATAATATGAACTAAAGGAAAAATAGTTTGCTTATTCAAGTCTATTCTAAATATGTCGCCTTGAGTAGTCGTATTAACTACTGGGTCATTATCGAAGTGTTCCTTAATCTTCGTTAGTAGGTTGTAATATCCTGTCATTTTCTATATTGTTTTTTAAGTTCGTTTGCTTCGATTTGGTTTTTTTGCTTTTCGAAAGTGAGATAGGTGAGACATTGAGTAAGTCTAAGTCTTGTAATTTCGTCAAACTTTGTAGGGTCTCCTTTAGCGATTGCATATATGCTTCCATACCAACCCCATCTTTTATTGAATTGTCCGCGTTCGGTAAAGTCGCTAAAGTTGCTTTGCTCTTCTTCATCTCGCGTTGTAAAAAGTTCATCGTAGCTACTAATAATTCTTTTTCTAAATTGTAAAAAAAAAGCGTTGCACTTATTGCTACTGATAATGGAGCGAATTTCATTAAGTCTTGAAAGTCTACGTTTGGTTCGTAGTCTATTATTTCGTAATTGTCTTTCTTTCGTGTTTTTATAGGTCTGTATAAAACAGCTAACGCTTTGTGATAGTTTTCCCAACTTTGAATATGCGATTCTAAGTCTACGTATTCACCAAAAGTAATTTCTTCAAGGTTAGGAATAAAACCAAATTCGTATTGACCTAATTTAAACGTTCTTTTTAACTCTGGTCTTTCACTAAACAACTTAGTAAAATGTATTATCAATTCGTTTAAATCAGCTAATCTAATTTTAGCTACATCTTTTAGTTCTATTCCGCAGAATATCTCTATCATTTTTTGTGCGATAAACTCCTCATCGTTACTGTTCTTTTGAATTTTAATAAATTCTTGATAACGCTTTAACGGAATCTCGTCTAAAGAAGTGGGAACTATTATGTCTACCTTCATATATTTATAACTTTATTTTTTATTATTGTAGTAAGCCTTCGCTGTTGAGTATGCTTCAAATAGCATTCTAATGTGTAACATCATTCGTTGTGGATTGTCAAAGACTATTCGTATTTTCTTATTCGTCTTTTCGTAGATAAACGCTTCTACTACTGCAACAGCTTCTCGTATTTGTGGGTCGTTCATCGTATGAAATATTGTCCGTAAGAAGTGTTTAAACCTAACGTTTCCATTTCGTGATACCTCAACGCATCTATTGCGTGATTAAAGTGGTCAATAGGCTTATTTAGGCGTGTTCCTTGTTTGTCAGTGTCCCAAGTGTAACTACGAAGTTCTTTTATTAAATCAACGCTTTTAGAAGTAACTAAATAGCTTTGTCTTTGCATTACATCTATTCCGTAGTTTATAGAGTCTTTACCTTTTGTTACTGCTTTAATCGTTTTTCCGTAGCGTCTTATTTCTTCGATGCTCTTTGGTTCTGCGCTATCAGCATATATTGGTACGTTGTTAGGTAATAACTTTGCTATGTCAGAGTTTAATAGTCCTGTTTGGTAAACAAGTTGGTTTACTATTCGTGTTTCGTTATGCTTGTATATCTCTATTATTGCAGTAGGGTCATTCGTGTAACCAAAGTCTAACCCTATTCCTATTAACTTCGCTTCAGTTGGTATAACATCTATTTGCTTCCAGTTGCTAAATACTACACCTTCTAAACTTCCAACTTGACCTTCACCGTACACCTTCCACCAATTAGACCAATAAGAAGAAGTCTTTGCCTTTTCTCGGTTCTTTTCTATTTGTTGAACTATGCTATCGTCTAAGGCTTCGTTATCCTTGTATGTTAGAATTATAAAGTCGCTGTCTGATTCGTCTTTTAGTTCGGTGTGTACCCAAAACTCATTTGCCGGATTAAAGTCTAAAAATACTTCTTTTTTAGTCCGTATAGCAAGTTCATTATAAGACTCAAAGGTAACATTATTGCATTCGTTAATATAAAGAATGTCACGCCGAGCACCACGTAACTTAGAGCTATCATCCGCACTAAAAAATTCAAAAACACTCCCATTTTTAAAGTTATAAGTTAATAAAGATTTATTAAACTGCTCATCATTATAGCGGTTAGTCCATTTAAGTATTTTGAGAAAATCTTTTAACGCTCCTCTACGTAAATGTGGTATTGACTCAGCTACTACGCTTATTTCTAAGTTAGGTTGTTGTATTGCTTTGTTTATTAAGACTGCTAAAATAGAATACGTTTTGGAAGCTGCAGTGCCACCCTGAATTATTTTAGTTCTTCTTTTTAAACCGAGAACTTTATTTGTTGCTGTCGTTCTCCGAAACATCTGGAAATAAAGGTTGTTCTAAAATCGTTTGTTCTATTTGTTGAATTGGCGCACCGTAACCACTATCCATTAGTGCTTTATATGCTGCTACATCACCTTCACGTGCTTTTTTAATTAAAGCCAAAGTCATTAAATCTTCTTGACTCATTGTTTCTTCTGCACCTGTTAAAGGGTTTTTTAGCTTTTGATTAACTTCTAACCAGTACTTTGCTATTGTGCTTCTGTTCTTTGCTCCTTTAGGTCGTCCGTTTTTTTCTGGTTGATATTCAGAACTAAACTTTTTTAGATTATCTTCTTTTGCCATAATCTCGTTTTTTTCTCGTTATTTTAATTCAAAACTTGCTGTTATTCTATTTTCGCCGCTATGTTTCATTTTTAAGCCGCTATGTTTTGTTGTTCTTCCATAATGATGACAATTCCATTCTTTTAATTTTTTTAAAGAATAAATTAAACTTGGTGCAGATGTAGAAATAGTAAATCTCCATTTATCTTTTTTATATAATTTACCTACTTCGTTTAAAAATTTAATGCCAAATCCTGCTCCTTGATAATCAGGCAAAATTACAATTCGATGAACTTTTTTAATTGTTTTATCTTTATTCGGTAAATGTAATACGCTTAAAAAACCTGCTATTTCATCATTAACGGTCGCTATAAATACATTTGCAGCATTATTATGTGAATGGCTTAAATAGTGGTGCTTAGCAAACATTTTCCAAATTGATTTATCTCCGTAATTGAATATTTCAAATTTAATTTCTGGTCTATTTTTTTTTTGCCCTTCAAAACTTTGAAAGGTCATTGTATCTGTATTAAATACCCAATCAGGCAATAACCAATCTTGAACATCAAAATGACAAGTTACTGCTATAAATTTTTTATTCGTCTTTCTAATTGCTTTCTGCATAGCAAAGGAACCTATCTGAGCAACATTTCTATCTACTACACTTGTAAATTCATCAAATACAAATAATTCGTTTTTTTCTAAAATAGCACGTGCTAAATCAACTCGCATCTTTTGTCCGTTACTTAATACTAAATAAGGTTTTAACCAACTTGGTGGACTTGAAAAGCCTACTGAATTAAAAGCTGAAGTTATTTGTTCAACACTACATTCTTTTGGCATATCGTCTAAAACAGTTTCTGCATTATATTCATAAGATGTTATATAAGCATCTTCAAATAATTGTTTTGCTATAGTAGTTTTTCCTGTTCCGCTTTTTCCTACAATTAAACCTATTTGCCAATTATCAGGAATATCAATATCTCCTTTAAAATGTTCAACTATATTTTCAGATTGTAAATCAAATTTACCAATTACTGAAGCAACTCTAAATGTTTTAGTTGGCTTTACTTCTTTTATAATGTCAAAAGTCGGCATTCGTAACCCTCCTCAATTAATTTGTTATAACTATTTTCTTGATGTTCTTCGTCTTTACATACAATTTCAATACGATATAAATTATCTATTGTGCTTGACAAATCTTTTAATTCAGTTTCATCGTCTTTAAATATAGGAATATCTAATCCCCAATCTTCTAATTTCTCAGCATCCCATTCATTTGCTAAACTATCCCAATCCCATTCTCCAAAGCCTACGTTATCTTTTATTAAAAATTCGTTTTTCTGTTCCTCAGTCCATTCGTCTGCTATTATAATAGGTATTTCTTTTAATCCTATCTCTTTGCAGGCTTTTAAACGCATATTACCACCTAAGACAACATATTTACCATCTACGTCTGTAAAAACCACTAAGGGACGTTTATTTAGCATATCAGGAAATTCTTGGATAGACTTAACTAACTTTTGGAATTTTCCGTCTTTAATTATTCTTGGGTTCTTTGGGTTGGGTTTAACCTCACTTATCTTTACTAACTTCATTTAATTTTTCTTCATAGGTTGTAGAACATACTGCTAATCTTTGGTCCGTGTTTTGGTATTCACTTACCATTACATTATCCTCCATACATCGCTGTATAAAGTCTTTTTTAGATTCGTCTTTTCGTGGTTTAGGAATTGGCATTTACTGCAGATTTAAAATAGTTTAAAAATTCGTCTTCAGATAGTTCTTCTACTCCTAAGAAGTTAGCGCAGTCTGTTTCAATGTAGATTATATGCGCCTTTTGTTTTTCTAAAGTACGTTTAATAATTTCAGCGTATTCTTTTACGTCTAAGCCGTAGTCTATTATGAAGTATTTATTTTCCGTATTCATCGGTTAATGTTTTTAGCTTGTTTAAGACGTCACGTAGACAACTTCCGCAGCTTGTAGGTTGCATATTTTTATGGAAGGTTCTATTGTATATTTCTAATATTTTCATTTGTTCACTTGGTCGCATTTGGTTTCGTGTTTCGCTAAACCACCAAGTTAAAAACTCGTATTCGTCTTCGTATAAACACTCAGGTTTATTGTAAGGGAAAAGTTCGTTTAACTTTGCTTTACGTTCATCACAACCGCAGTCTTCACCCATTACCCATTTTGCTACTTTAGCAATTCCTGTAGCTTCTAATACGTTTTCAATAGTGTCTCCAAGTCCTTCAGCTTGTTTTTTTCTTCTTGCCATTTGTTTAATATTAATTCGTAATCCGTGTTTTTATAGTCCTCGTAGTCTTCACCTACGTTTTCTTTTAATCTATCCTTACAATGTTTTAACGTTTGAAATATACTCTTTGTGCTTATCTTAGTTTCTGCGCTTAAATCACGAATAGACTTACCTGTTCTTTTGTATAAGTCAAATAACATTTGGTCGTACCAGTGCCAAGTTTGTACTTCGTTGTTTATTAAGTGTAGTATTTCTTCGTAGGCTTCGTGTTTTTGTAACTGCGTGTCATCGTAAGTTAATTGTCCTATTTCTTCAAGACTTACTTTCGGGTGCTTTGCTTTGTGCTTTTCAAAGTCTAAATACATATTCCTAAGAACAAAGTAAACATAACTTTTATTTACACTTCCGTTTGTTATTATTGCTTCAGGCTTACAATATTTTAACATCCTTAAATACGCTTCTTGTACTATGTCTTCAGCGTAGAAGTATTCGCCGAAACTTTCGACTATGCGCACATACTCTTTGTGGTGTTTAGCTACTATGTTTAGCCATTTCATTTAAGCAAATGTATGATTATTTTTTAAACAAACAATAGACGAAAATATAAACAAAAGGTTGTTAATAAAAAAACCCACTATAAAAGTGGGCTTCTTCCTTCTTGATAGTACTGTCTACAAACGTACTTATCTATCTTTTGTAAGGTGGATAAACTTACGTCTTTTCCTTCTAAAAATTTGTCTAAGTTGTATTGGTGGAACTTTTCACCTTTTAACTTTATTTCTTGTACTACTTGGTTTCGTGTTTTCTTACGCAGTAACTCCTCAAGTAACCTACGTAAAGTGTAGTCATCGATATACATAACTAAAAAGGTAAGTCATCTTTAGGTATTACTTGCTCGGGTTTAATCCATTTACCTTCGGGTTGTGTTTCCGTCTTTTTGTAAGGCTCTGAAATCTTAACCGAAAAGTAAGTAGTTCCTTTAGCGCTTTGCTTAACCCATAACGCTATTTCTTTGTCTTGACCATCTACGTTAATCGTTCCTTTGTAGTCTGGATGCGTGTCCGCTTTTTTCTCGTTCATGAAGATTGCTCCTCCATTTTGTTTTGTTTCCATTTTTATTTATTTATTTGTTTTACTTTTTCTAAATATAGAACTGCATCCATAAGTTCTTCTTGTAGGTGTTTAAGCCATTCTAATGGACTTAATTCGTTTTCTTGTAGCGTAGTTCCATATTTCTTTATCCCGCGCTCTGAACGTAGTCTAAATTCGTTTATTACTGATTCTACTATTTCGTCTTTTTGCATCTTATTTTGATTTAAAGGTTTTGTTGTAGTAATCGTTATAAGTGTCAATCAATGGTTGCAAATCAAATAAAACATTTGAACCTATTTCCTTTAATCTGCCTTGAAAAAACGCTTTTCCTATCTGCTCTTTCTCCATTGCTTTGGCTTGTTGGATAAGCCTATTTATTTCACTTTCAGTTAAATGTCTTTCTCCATCTAATTGCTTAACCAACCACTCTACTGCTGTTTGTTTCATATCGTATCGAATAATTGATTATAATACTCTCGTGCTAACTCTATCTTTTCTTGTATTTGCCATATTACTGTTTCGTCACGCTCTACTTTAAATACTTTGATTCGTCTTTTGTTAGGAATGTGGTCGAAGTTATGCTTCTTTTGTACAAAATCACGGATGTCTAAATCTTCGTCTATCTTATGCTGTTTCCAATGTTCTCTTCTTACTTCGTCTTCTACTATCTCAAAAGGGGTGTTCATTAAGCAATAACAAAGTAACGATTCAGTTTTTCCTGTTAACCACATATAACCT